ACGCCAGCGCATAAGCCAACAACCGAGCAGCGCACCATCGTCAAGGCAATGGCTTCGTATGGGATACCGCACGCCGACATTGCACCAGTGGTCGGAATCGAGCGGAAAGCATTAGAGCGGCATTATTCAGAAGAATTAGCAACGGCGACTGCTGAAGCGAATACGAAGGTTGCGACCCGATTATTCGACCGAGCAATGGAAGGCGATGTGAAAGCGATGATGTTCTGGCTGGAGCGCAGAGGCGGCGATGCTTGGAAGAACAAGCCAGTCGTGCAGTTAGTACCGGGCGACTTCACAATTGAAATGAACCCTGCGAACTTCTTGGAACTGCCGAGCGTAAGCGACTACGAGGACGATGAATGAAACCGTATTACCAAGATGAAAGCGTGACCATCTACAACGCTGACTGCCGTGACGTACTGCCGACATTGGACAAGGTTGACCTAGTGCTGACTGACCCTCCGTATGGGATTGGTGATATATGGAACGGAGGAAAAGGTCACGGGTGGGGGAACGCAGACACACAAAAAGCGGTTCGTAACGATTGGGACTCTGCCGCCCCTTCCATAGATTTAATTATGGAGTGTGTCGCTCTCGGAAAGGATGCAGTTGTTTGGGGTGGGAACTATTACCCGTTGCCCATATCTCGCGGCTGGTTGATATGGAATAAACCAGAGAGGGGGTTCACGTTGTCGGAAGCAGAGTTGGCGTGGACTACCAGAGATAACGTGATGCGTGTATACGATGCTAACCGTTCAGACATAGGACGAAAACACCCTACTCAAAAGCCAATAAGCCTTATGAAGTGGTGCTTAGGGTTCTTCCCTGATGCCCAAACAATCCTCGACCCATTCATGGGAAGTGGTACGACGTTACGAGCAGCGAAAGACTTGAACAGGAAAGCAATCGGTATCGAACTGGAAGAACGCTACTGCGAGATTGCAGCGAAGCGAATGTCACAACTAGCAATGTCGTTATCGTGACAACCAAGACTAAAATTCTTTACACACGACCGTGGCTGTATAAGAAGCAGGAAGAAGCTATCTTCTGCGATGAGCGTTACAGCGTGGTCGAGGCTTCTACGAAGTCAGGCAAGACGGTCGGCTGCATGGTGTGGCTCGCTGAACAGGCAGCGATACATGGCGGGCTGAACAAGAACTACTGGTGGGTTGCTCCGATTTACGGTCAGGCTGAAATTGCTTACCGCAGACTCAAAGCAGGACTAGGTGAAGGCAACTACATTGCCAACGGTTCCAACCTGACTGTCACGCTGGCGAACGGCTCGGTCATCTGGTTCAAGGGCGGCGACAAACCAGACAGCTTATACGGTGAAGATGTTTACGCTGCTGTCGTTGATGAGGCTTCCCGGTGCAAGGAAGAAGTGTGGCACGCTGTCCGCTCAACTCTCACAGCAACGCGTGGGAATATTCGCATCATCGGCAACGTCAAGGGTCGGAAGAACTGGGCGTACCAGTTAGCACGCAAAGCAGAGTCAGGTGTTGTCGGCTGGCGGTACAGCAAAATCACAGCAGCCGACGCAGTAGAAGCCAACGTGCTGCAAGCTGACGAGGTAGCAGAGGCGCAGCGTGACCTTCCCGAACAGGTATTCAAGGAACTGTATCTGGCAGAGCCGAGTGACGATGAAGGCAATCCGTTCGGCATTGAAGCGATATATAAATGCGTTGCTCCAATGTCTAACAAAGAGCCGGTCTGTTGGGGCTGGGACTTAGCGAAGTCCGTGGACTGGACTTGGGGAATCGGACTGGACGAGGACGGTGCTGTTTGCAGGTCTGAGCGTTGGCAATCACCGTGGCAAGAAACTCTAAAACGTATTGTCAATAAGACCGCTGGAGTTCCTGCATTAGTTGACAGCACAGGGGTAGGTGATGCGATACTGGAGTTCCTCGCAAAAGCCGGTAGCAATTTTGAGGGTTTCAAATTTTCAAGTTCTTCCAAGCAGCAACTCATGGAGCGGCTCGCTGTTGGTATCCAGCAGCAGCAGATTACGTTTCCAGAAGGTCAACTGCTGAACGAGTTGCTATCTTTTGAATATGTTTACACACGTACCGGCGCGCAATACTCAGCACCAACAGGACTCCATGACGATGGAGTTTGCTCGCTTGCTCTCGCCGTTTACCACCAAGACAATAAACCGGGTATCGGAGTTTGGCTGTAATGGGATTTCTTGACCGATTTCTTCCAGCGCGAAAAGCTGAAGCGAACGAAGCTGTTGTATCTGCTGTTATTAATGCAACGGATAACGGCTTCACTTCACCAGATGCTAGTTATGGCAACTTTGCCCAAGAAGGCTACGCAGGAAACGAACTGGTGTTTGCTTGTATTCGCGAGATAGCGACCTCGACGGCAGAAGCTAATCTCTGCTTGTACGACGCAAACTACGACAAGATAGACAACTCTCCGCTTGCCAACCTCATTGAAAAGCCAGCAACCGGGCAGACGCAATACGAGTTCCTTGAGAACCTAATAACCCACCTTCAAATTGCTGGGAACGCTTACGTGCTGAAGGAGCGGGCAAGGGTCGGCGTTGTGTCGCTCATGCTGCTGCGACCAGACCGCATGTCAGTAGTACCCGGCGGTGGTTATTCCTACGAGGTCGGTGGCAAGAAGTACATGATTCCCGACGAAGATATCGGGCATCTAAAGTTCCCGAATCCCAATAACGATTTCTATGGGCTGTCACCGCTTCAAGTATTAGCGAAGCAAATCAACCTCGACACAGACGCAACCACATTTACAAAAGCCTTCTTCAATAATGCCGGTGTGCCGTCTGGAATCTTAAAGCTACGGCGCAAGCTGTCACATCAGGACGAAGCCGACCGACTCCGAGCCGCATGGCGTGGACAGTTTCAAGGCAACAAGAACTGGCACAGGATTGCGATACTCGACGAAGATGCTTCATACGAGAAGATGGGAAGCACGCTAGGCGAAATGGAAATACCGTCGCTGCGTAACTTATCCGAAAGCCGTATTTGTTCAGCATTGGGCGTTCCTGCAATCTTGGTCGGCGCGAACATCGGACTGCAACGCAGCACGTTCAGCAATTACGCAGAGGCTAGGGAATCCTTTTGGGAAGAAACCCTGCTTCCGCTGTATCGACGTATCGAGCAATTTATGGTCGGGCTACTGGAGCCAGAGTTCCCGCGAGAGCGTGGTCAGTTAGCGTTCGATTTCTCAGAAGTTCGGGCGTTGCAAGAAGATGAAGATTCTATGGTGAACCGGCAACTGGTACGGGCGCAGATAGCAAGCCAGCTTATAACGGCAGGATTCACGCCTGACGCAGCCTTACAAGCCGCCGGGATAGATGACGAACTAGAACACACCGGCTTCCTTCCAACGAGCCTCTCTGTGCTTGGGCAGCAGCCCGTTCAAGGCAAAGAATCGAAAGCACTTACTCAGGCAGCAGCGGAAAGATTGCTTGCGCCTCTGGAATCCTCTTACGAAGAAGAAGTTGAAGCGATGGAGCGGGTATTAACTAAGTTCTTCAAGGAACAGCTAAACCGAGCCGACGGCATCATGGGTCGCTACTTATCCGACTCCAATGCTGAAGAAAAAATACAGATGCCGTTCAACGAGTTCACGCTGATTCCATTAGCTTCCGATGCTGAAATAACTACTGCTATGTCACCAACATTGCGTAAGGCTATGGAAAAAGCATGGAACGTAATAAACGAATCAAACGTATTCGCGCCGATGCCGTTTGACCCTGACTCGCCGATTGTTTCCAACACGCTTAGACATGCTGGTTCTAAAATCAATGACGTATCAAGATACGCGTTGCGGTCAAGTATCCAACAAGGTACAGAGTCAGGTTACAGCCTCGACCAGATTGTGCGAGGTGTTCCGAAAGACAATTATCGGGGCTTACGTTCAGTGGTATTAGAAACGTATAAGAACCGCTCCAAGACTATTGCACGAACTGAAGTTGCTACGGCGCAAAATACGTCAACGGCAGCAAGATACAAAGCATCTGGAGTGGCGCAAGTAATAGTCCAAGATGGTGACGATGATGACTTGTGCGCTCCATATAACAACACTCGGCAGTCGATAGATTGGGCATTGGATAATCCGATTGCTCACCCAAATTGCACACGCGCTTACTCAGCCGTGATTGATGGAGTAACGGAATAATGGTTCAAGTCGAACAGGGCGCAATCGTCCGCAAAATATCAAAGGCAGATGCCAAAACAATCGACGCTGCTGAAGGTGTCGTAGAGGCGTTTGTAAACACTATGGGCGTTGTTGACCACGACGGCGAAATCATAGACATAAAAGCCTTCTCAGATTCAATACTGAAGGGCGGTCAAACAGTGGCTTGGTTCCACGACCAGAGCGTTCCGGTGGGCAAGGTAATAGATGCCGCACCAGTAGCGGGCGGCGTGGACGAAGCAACAGGCATGACGCAGGGGCGACTCAAAGCGGTCATGCAATTCAATATGAACACTCAGCGAGGGCGAGAAGCCTTTGCAGATGTGCAGTTCGGTAGCGTCAAAGAATGGTCGGTCGGTTTCCGGTCGCTGTCAGACGAAATCGAAATGCTTGCGGACGGTACTAAAGCACGCGTAATTGATGCTCTTGACTGGGTTGAAGTTTCGCCGGTTTTACGTGGCGCAAGTCCAAACACTCAAACCATAAATTCAAAGTCTGCCTCGGACGCGCTCGACACTGATGAAGTTGTCGAAGTTGCCACTGACACGGAAGCTGAACTGGTTCGGGAAAGCATCGAAATAACTAAAGTTCAACTCACGTTGGAGACACACAAACATGGATAAAGTAAACGAGCTGCGAGATTCAGCACGTTCTATTCTTGTAACGGCTAATGAAGCCATTGAGTCCGGTGACATTGAGGCTGCTTCTAAAGCACGTCTTGATGCTGTCGCACAGATGGACAAAGCCGAGCAGATTCAGAACGAAGCTGACCAGCTAAAAACTCTTTCCGGTGACTGGAATAAGCCGACTAACTCGGTTCCTGTAACTGGCGAAGAAGCAAAGACATACAACGCCGCTGACAAGGGCAAGGCATACCGTAACGACTACAAGCCCGCAACATGGGTCAAGGGTCTACCGGCAGCCGTACAGCCAACTTGGGTTCGTGACCAGATGGGCGCAAACCTCAAAGACGAGGCGCGCTTCTACTCAGACACTTGGTCTAAGTGGTTCCGCGACCGTTCGCCTAACGCTGCAAAATTCTTCCAGACTGCATCAACCGATGAACTGAAGGCTATGCAGGAAGGTACAGACGCAGAGGGTGGATTCTTCGTACCAGAAGATTTCCGAACTCAAGTCATTCACAATCAAGGCGTACCCGGTGGAGTTCACCGACCGTTTTGCACAGTCCTAACGACTTCACTCAAAGACGGCTATTTGCCAACAATGGGTTCAGTTGCTTGGGCTGCTATTGCAGAAGAAGCCGTTTACGGGGATAACACTCCAACGGTTGGTCAGGTTTCGTTCAACATTCGCAAAGCGGGTGGAACAACGAAAGTCTCAAGCGAACTGCTTGAAGATTCTGCAATCAACCTTCCCGCTCTGCTTTCGCAGATATTCGGTGAGGCGCAGGGTCGTTACGAGGACACTCAGCTAATCGGCGGCGATGGAACAAGTGAAGCAGAAGGTATCCGAACCTCGGCTACTGACGGCACAGTTTCAGACTCGGCAACTGCTGTTTCAATCTCTGACTTTCAGACTTGGTACTTCAACCTACCAGCACAGTTCCGAGCCAATGCAACTGTAAGCACAACCTCATCACTAATGGCGCAAGTCGCTGCTCTTGATGTAACTGCAAACAAGGGTTCATTAACCTCATCGCCAGCAGTATCGCTGCTTGGGCGACCGACTGCTTTGTTTGATGGCACAGGTTGGGACGATGCAACTGCAATCGCAGCCGGTGAAGAAATTGGTTGTATTGGGGACTTCTCAAACTACTACCTAATTGACCGAATCGGAATGTCCATGCGACGCGACGATTCGATTTATGTAGCGAATGACCAAGTTGGTTTCTTCGCACGTAGCCGCTATGACGGACGACTCGGACTTGCAGACGCTTTCCGAATCTTCAAGATTGCAGCTTCCTAGTTCCTAGAAAGAGGTACTAAAATGCCTAAATTTAGGCAACTAACAGACCGAGCGCAGATTGCTGTTGCTCTTGCTCCAGTTAGCAAGAGCGCAGGTTCAACAACCAGCGCAGCGGTGGACATGACTGGTTTCGGCGGCGGTGCGTTGTTAGTGAACGTCGGAGTCATCGCTTCAAGTGGAACAGTGGATTGCAAAGTCCAATCTTCCGCTACAAGTGGTGGTTCTTACGTTGACATTACTGGGGCGGCAATAACTCAGGCGACGCAAGCGGGCGGTGGCTCTGGTACGTCGCAGCTTGTTAGTTTTGACATGCCGATTGGTCAGAACTTCGTAAAGACTGTTCTGGTGAACGCCACGGCAGCAGCTATACAAGGTGTCTTTGTTATTCAAGACAAAGACCTGAGAAGCTAAAACAACTGAGGCGGCTCGTCCTTCGGGGCGGGTCGCCACGGTATTGAGGAAAGAAATGGCAGCGAAGAAAAAAACAGCAATATGCTTACAAGACCGCCAAATAGCGGACGATTTATATATTGCTGGTACGACATACAAAATTGAAGCAGACCGGCTCGCACGATACAGCGAATATTTCAAAGTGATTCCTACGCCTATAAAGCCAAAGAAGGCAAAGAAGGTTGAATCAAAAGATGCTGGGGCAACCGAGGATAAATAAGTAATGGCGCAGACGTACCACCTATACGCAGACAGTTACGACTTTCGGGCTTACATGAGCGGAACCGACCACGTAACAGATTGGGATACCGACGAGGCTCCGATGGTGCGCGTGTTGGGTTCAGCGTCACGCCGAATAGATACTTATATCGGGCGCAGTTTCGGTATCCGTACCGAGACACATTCTTACGACCTCGGCAAAGGCTCACTCAGAGATGACCGGCTATTCAGAGGGTCGGGGAACGGGGCAGATGGCTTACCTGATTATTGGTCAAGTAACTTGTCAGGTGCGGGCGTTGTTATGCTTGCAGACTGGCTTGCAACAGCGACAACGGTAACTGCGTATGGGCAGACTGCACGAACGTCCTCTACGGTGCTTACAGAGGGCATTGGTAATGACTTCCTGCTGGAGCCGTATAACCGTTCACCTAAGACACTGATGAAGTTGGAAGAAGATACGACTGATTCGTTGTACGGCGGTCAGCAGACTTTGACCATTCTCGGTCAGTGGGGTTGGCAGACCGACACGGCAAGCGCATCGGCATTGAACGCCGCAATCAGCAGCACGACCGCAACGGCTGTCACACTGACGAGCGGCAGCCACCCTGTCTACGCTGGCGACACGATTATTATTGATACTGAGCAGATGTATGTTTCGACTAAGAACGGCGTGACCCTGACAGTCATTCGCGGAGTCAACGGAACAACCGCTGCGACTCATAGCGATGCAGCAGTTGTAAGCACATGGATTTATCCTGACGATGTGATTCAAGCGGCACTCGATATAGCGCGAACGTATTGGCGCAGTCGTGACGCTGGTTTGACCACTGTTATTGGCAGCGGTGAAATGATGATGAGCAATCCAGCCAGCGAAGAAAAAGCAATTTTGAAGCGGCTCGACCATTACCTAAATCGCAGGGAAACTCCTGCTTATGTCTAGTCTTGGTTTCAGAATGATTGCTACGGGCAAGTTGTTTAACTTGAACGCAGAGAAGCACATAAAATCTGCGTTTGAAATAGCGATAACTAAAATGGCGCAAGTTACCGAGCAAAGAACGAAGAAACAGTTATACAAAACTCATGGAGTTGTAACAGGGCATTTACGCCGTTCTATCTCTGGCGAGTATCTTGGGAAAATGAAAGCGCAGGTAGATGCAGGGCTGGCTAGGCAAGGGGCAAACGTGGTCTATGCGAACTGGGTTGAAGGTGTGAGCAGCCGTAATAAGCGAACAAGATTCAAGGGCTACAAAATGTTTCAGAACTCTAAGGAACAACTAGCCAGCGAAAACTTGGACAAGTATTTTGCCAAGCCAATAAAGGACGCAATAGATTGAGCAGAGCAGGAGCAGTTACACAAATCAAGGCATTGCTGGCGGCGAACTCGTCACCGAATTTTCAAGTTGTCTTAATCGGTGAACCTCTATCAATCCCAAGCGGTGACAGAGTTGCGGCTGCTTGGTTCTCAGGGGAATCGGCAAAGACTAAGACGCTTGGGAACGTGATGGTCACGCAGACATGGACGGTTCGATGTTACTGGCGGGTGCAAGCATCAGCGCAGAGCAGGGAAGCCACTGAACTGGAGATTTGGAACGCTGTACGTGCGGTACAGGCAGGGTTCCGAGGCGATAGCACACTGAGCGACAACGTAACGGACTTAGATATATCATTGGCGGCAGTCGGCTGGTCAGATGTTGGCGGTAATACCTTCCGCATCTGCTCATTCGATTTGGAACTAATTGACTTGGAGGCAGAGAGCATCGCTCCCTAAATAATATGGCAAAACAAACAGGACTCGGCAATCAGTTTTACCTCGGAGGTTTCGACCTTTCGGGCGACGTTGGAGCGATTGGTGGCATATCGTCACCACGGGGCATGGTGGACGTTACAGGTATCAACGTATCTGCAAATGACCGGCTTCTAACTCACAGCGATGGGCAGATTGAATTCAACTCATTCTTCAACGATGCGGCATTAGCTGAACACGCAGCACTCTCAGGGCTACCAACAACTGACCGCATTGCTACATACACGACCGGCAGCACGCTCGGCGACCCTGCATGTGGCTTAGTTGGTAAACAAATCAACTACGACGGTAGCCGTACAGCAGACGGCGGGTTAAACTTCTCGGTGTCCTTTCAAGGCAACGGTATCCCGCTTGAATGGGGTAACAGTTACACCGCTGGCAAGGTCACGCACTCCAGCGCAACCAACGTGACTTCTATCGACTTGGGCGCAACTTCAACGACTGCTGGCGCGCAAGCATATTTGCAAGTGTTCAGCCTTTCGTCAGGTAACGCAGTTGTGAAGGTTCAAGACTCAGCGGACAACTCTAGCTTCGCTGACCAAATAACATTCACTTCAACTACTGGACAAACAGCCGAACGCATAGCAGACACAGGCACGTATCGCAGATACATCAGGGTAGCTTCAACTGGAACATTCTCAAACCTTGTTTTCTCGGTTATCGTCAGGCGTGGAAATGCTTCAGACATATAGAGCAACAGCACCAAAGGCAACTCATACCAAGTCAGCAACCTGCAAAGAGGTTGATTGCTATGAGTACCTGACTGGCTGGAAAACGATGCTGCCGCATGACCATGAATATCTCGGCTGGATACGCCATGAATCAGGATTGAGGTTTACGGAGAGCCAAGAAGCTGGGCTGGTTACATTCCTATTCGCGCCGGGTCAGGAATGTTTTTTACGCAATAAACATCGAATCGCTTTGAATCGCACCCACATATATTCCGTTAGTAACGGGCGAGGGTTCTCACGTCGGGAGCCTGACCAATGGGTCGATGAAATGGGCGAACAACTTCATAAGTTGGAAGGCTAAATAATATGGCAAAAGAATCTGGACTAGGAATGACACTAGCCATTGACGATTCTGCCGGTTCCGCAAGAACAATCTCGAATGACGTAACGAACTTCGATTTTGCAATTCCGAGAGCCACGCAGGACGTTACTGGACTAGATAAATCAGCGAACGAGCGACTGTTGTTGCTTGCGGATTTCTCTATTGGTGTTTCTGGCATCTTCAATGATGCGAGCAATATGTCCCACGATGTATTCAAAACCGTTAGCAGCACCTCAGTTGCAAGAACTGTGACAATCACCGTTAGTGGGCAATCGCTCCCGAACGAGTGTTTCTTCACTGACTATGCTTTGAGTCGTGGTGCTGGTGGTGAATTGACGTACTCGGCTCCCGGTGTATTGACCGGCGGCGTTGTACCTACTTGGGCTTAGATTAGGAGCAGAGAGGAACTCATGCCTACTAAAAAATTCAAACTCAGCAAAGCAAAACGAGTCGCAAACATTTCGTTTGAAGGAACCGACTACGATGGTCTTGAAGTGCGTTGCAGTCTGGATTTACCGCTAAAAACGGTATTAGAAATTCAGACTCTAACGGAATCAGAATATGATGCTGAGTCAATAGAAGCGAACACGATTTGGTGCGATAAAATTCTGGAATCGTGGAACCTAACAGACGATGAGGGAAATGACATACCGGCGAACAGCGAAAGCGCGCTGGCGGTCGCACCTGCAAGACTGCTCGCTACTTTAATATCGAAGTGGTCAGAACTTGTAACAGAGCCGTCAGCAAATTTATCGAAGCCGCAGAACGATACTCCCATCTTGGAGACACTGGCGAACAGCAGCCAACAGAACTGACACAAGCGTTGATGATTGACGCACTTTGCCAGCGATATAGTTGTTTGCCGTCACAGTTGCTCAACGAAGATGCTTCGATTCTGCGGATAATCAAGTTAGTACAGGTAGCAGAGAACAATGGCTAACGAAGTTAAGATACAGATTACGGCGAACGACCTTGCATCGGGCAAGGTTTCCAAGCTGCGTCGGGGCATTAGTGGAGTCAACTCTACTATCGAAAAGAACCGACGCGGTATGCTCGCTGCTGGCGCAGCTTCAATAGCGTTTGGCACGATGGCTGTCCGCGCTGCTGCTGACTTCGACAAGGGCATGAGAGAGGTCAATACTCTCATAAACTTTTCCAATGCCGAGCTAGACTTGCTCGGCGGTGAAGTTCGAAAACTATCTAAAGAATTTGGTATCAATGCGGTAGACGCAACGAAAGCGTTGTACTCAGCTATCTCAGCAGGGCAAGAGCCAGCCGATGCCATTAAGTTCTTAGGCGTTGCTGCTAAGACTTCAATCGGTGGCGTGACCGACTTAGAAACCGCTGTTGATGGTTTGACTTCAATCGTCAATGCTTACGGAATGAAATCGTCGGAAACCCAAGCCGTTGCGGACATTATGTTTGAGACAATGCGCCGTGGTAAAACGACCATAGGTGAACTGTCCGACTTCTTCTTCCAAGCAGCACCAGTATCCTCTGCTCTTGGCGTTACATTTGAAGAACTATCTGCTGCCATAACAACGCTCACTCTGTCCGGTACTCCTACCAGAGTTGCTATGACTCAAATACGGTCTGCGATGGTGTCACTCGCAAAACCGACTAAGGAAATGGAAGGGTTATTTGAGGCGGTTGGCTTTGAGTCAGGGCTGGCAGCAATGAAGTCCGAAGGGCTTGTAGGCGCGCTTAATAAATTACAAGACGAGAGCGGTGCGACCGAAGTAGAGTTTATAAAAGCAGTCGGCTCAATAGAGTCGTTGGCAGCGGTTATGGGGCTGACTGGTAAAAATACTCCGGCATTTTTGGACAGCATGGCAGCGATGGAAGATGCCGCTGGTAATGTTGATAACGCTTATGCGATTATGGCTGAGAGTACGAGCCAAAGTTTCGCAATAATGACCGCTTCGATGCAAGATGCCAAGATTGAAATTGGTGAGAACCTTGCACCAGCATTGGAAGAAGCTGCGGCAGCGGCTACCAAAGCTTCCGAGGCTATTGCTTTAGTACCAGCAGCGGCAACCACGGGAGTTTTGGCAATAGGAGCCGGTGGTGGTCTTATTGCCATTATCCAGCTTTTAGCAAGTAAATATAAGGGTCTAGGAACTCAAATAATAAGGGTTACTAGAGCCTTCCCTGCTTTTTGGGCGGCAACAGCTTCAGCGTCATTTGCACCACTCATACTTGGTGCTGGTCTATTTACTGGCGCAATCGCTCTTATGTGGCATGGAATGAATCAGGTAAGTAAGACTGCTGACAAGTTTGAAGAAAGCCTTCACGGTATTGACGGCGAGTTGAAAACTATTGCAGAGCAGGAAAAGTATTTTGCTATCGAAAACGCATTGATTGATATTGAAAATCAAATTGGTGCGATGAGTTTCAAAAGCATCAAATCGTTCCATGCCATTAGCAAGTCTATTGACGGTTTCCTAACCGACTCTTATTTGTCTCTTGACGCAACTGTTGAAGAAGTAACTGGCAACATTATTGACGAGACTGAAAGTATGGCAGCAGTAATCGCTGCTCAAAACGCCGCTGGCTTAGAAGATGCTAAAACATACGGTGAAAATATCGTGGCTGCTTCCGACTCTCGTTATGCGGCATTAAAGAAACAGCGTTGGCAAGACGTAAAAGATGAGAAAGATGCAGCGTCAGCATCGGTAAAAGCAGCAGACGAAGAAGCCGAAGAAAAGGAACAGATACGACGGCGAACCTTTGACCAAAATGTTGCAGCACTACACCGAAAACTAGCAGAAGAAATGAAGGTAGCAGACCTCGCACGACAGGCAAACGAAGCATTAGAAAATGAGAACAAAGCGGCATTTGCTAGTTTGTTCCAATCGGTAATGAATCTACCTTCCGTTATTTCATCAAATATCAATCAAGGGCGCGGGTTCGGCGACGATATGCTTGGACAGGGAACGGGTAAAGATATTTTCTCTCAGATGGGTGCAAACGCAATGATTGTACCGGGATTTGAAAGCGGAAATGCTGTCACAAAAAGCATCACCGGGCAGTTCGGTTTTGTTGCTCCAACCAGAGGTATAGGCTTCGGCTCAAAAAACTCTGGTTCTGGCGGGAACATAGATATGGAAGAAAGATTCAAGACGTTCATTTCAGATACGATTGCTCTTAATCGACAAATGGGCAACATGAATCCGATTATCATAAATGGCGACGTATATGGCATAGACGATTTGGTGACAAAGATTGCTGATGCAAACACCCAAGCCGTACAGTTGGGAATGAACTAATGGGTGCAGGAAATACAAGCTATCCCGGTGCATTAGACACCACCACAAATCTGCCAATCGCATCGGCGTTGGTATCAACAGAACTCGACGGTGACGGTAACGCAAACAAGGTTCACTCAAACCTACATGGCGTTCTGTCTGAAGCTGCTGTCGCCATAGAAGCCAAGATAGGCACAGGCGCAAGCACTCCGGTAGCCAATAGAGTCCTCAGAGGCAGCGGCACAGGCACTTCAGCATGGGCGCAGGTCGCTCTAGCCACTGACGTATCTGGAACGCTTCCTTTGGCGAACGGTGGAACTGCTGCGACTTCTGCAAGCGGGGCGAGAACTGCGCTTGGTCTTGGAACTGCTGCGGTTGCTGCGACAGGTATATCCAACACCAATGTTCCGGTCTTTACTTCTGGCGTTGCTGACGATGATTTCTTGCGGGTTGCTGGAACAAATGTCGAAGGCAGAAGCGCAGCGGAAGTTCTCAGCGATATCGGTGCAGGTGCGGTCGCTGGGTCTGGTTCTATTGTTACAACAGGCGCGCTGAACTCAGGGTCGATTACTTCTGGCTTTACTTCGATTGATGTAGGTGCGGGGGCAATCACCACAACAGGTGCGCTGTCAATTGCATCTATGGGAACGAACTGGACTAACGCAGGGCGCACCGTTGCCGATATGGGCATTGTTACGACCATCGACATAAACGGTGGAACAATCAACGGAAT